AGATTGGAATCGATAATATTATTTCAAGTTTACGCAAAATATTTGGAGCAAAAGACCCCGAAATAAATGAGGGACCGCCCTCACCACCAATTGTTCCGGTGCCTTCCCCAAGTGATATTGCAGTTGAAAATACAATGTCGAGTAAAAGTATATTCAATAAAATTTTACCACCTTCTAGAAACAGGGAAGTATTTAATGTAAGTACAAATGAATATACATATTATGATGCCGAGCCTCTATGTCGTGCCCTAGGTGCCGAGTTAGCAACATATAGTCAAGTTAAAGATGCTTGGGATAAGGGAGCAGACTGGTGTAATTATGGATGGGTAAAGGGACAAGCTGCAGTCTATCCTACCCAGAAAGAAACCTGGAATAAACTTCAGCATGGACCTGAGGATGAAAAACACGCTTGTGGAAATCCTGGTGTAAATGGTGGATATTTCGATAATCCTGAAATGAAATTTGGTGTTAATTGCTACGGTGTAAAACCACCACAATCCGAACATGATCAAGAGTTATTAATGAAACAAGGAAATATTCCTAAGACTGTTCCTCTACTGAAGATTGATGAGAAAGTTCAAGAATTCAAAAAGCAATCGGATAGTTTAGGTCTTCTACCTTTTAATGACGATAAATGGCTGCAGTAAATATTAATCTTCTTTTCTACTATTTTTATATGATATATACTTATTCATATGGTCTAATATATATGGATCAATATTCTTTTCTTTCTTTGTAATTTCATCATCTAAATCACTAGAATTATCTTCTACATATTCTAAATATGCTACTGATTTTTCTAGATTAGTATACTGATATGCTAAAAGAATAATTTTTCCTAAAAATCCACCTTCTTTGCTAAAAAATAATCCATCAAATATATCATCCCAATAATCTAAAAAAGCATTCCAATTATCGTATGTTATTACATAATTAAAATGCTGCCAATGTTCATTATATTCATTATTACTTACAATATAAAAGTCGTATAATTTATCCGTATCAAAAAAGAATAACATACTTGCTATAGTATTCTCAATCACTTCAATACTTTTACTTAGAAAATATCCATTTTTAAAGATAAAAGGAACATATCCTTCTCTAATAAATAGACTAATTGCTCTATTACGTGATATATATCCATACTTATATGAGAATATCTCTTCATTCTGCCAGTCTGAAAATCTGTTTTTTATAATTGAATTATACATTCTTAATTATTTATACTGATTTGTTCTAACTATATGAAGTATCTAATGTTTAAACTACTCACAAACGACTAGTCACAAACACCTACTCCTTTGGAGTAGGTTGTTGATCCACCCTAGTCACAAACACCTACTCCTTTGGAGTAGGTTGTTGATCCACCCTAGTCACAAACACCTACTCCTTTGGAGTAGGTTGTGGAGGCAACTGAGGAATCTTCTTTAACTTAAAACTTGTTTCAACCGTTCTAGAAGCTTTTATAAATTTTAATAGCTCACTTGTTTCGTCTACCTTTTTTTTATTACCATAGTAATTATGTAATGATTCTTCTAACGATTTAAATGTAAGTGGGGAAGAATGTTTTTCTTCAACTATTTTTAGTTTACCTCCAACAATTTGAATTATAGCGTTTTCCATTTTATTCTTTTTTAATTCTTCAATAATTCGCTTTTCATAATCATCACGAACAGCACGAGCATTTTGTGTCTGCTTATAAAATTGAGATGCTAAATTATCATAATGAACATAATTACGTATTAGACTTGCTATATCTTCTTTTTGTATAATACTCATTACTAAAAGATGTTTTAAAAAGGTTTTTCTTTTTACGCTCGGGATGTTATACTGGAACTCTTTATATCATAGTATATAAATATACAGATTGTAACAATACATAGTATCATAACAATGAATAGAACAGAAGTTAAAATAATGTAAGGAAAAATTCTTTCTAGTATATGATTTAACATAGGTTCAATTAAATATATTTGTATATACTTACGATTATCATCTGTATTAAGTTTTATAAATACTTTATTTATAAATTTTTGTATAGAATCAGCCATATTATATATGCCTAAAGGTTTTTGAATAATATATCGCAGATGTATTTCACTAATCCAGTATGGAATAGTTCTAAAAATTTATATAAAGTTGAATTTATACCATCGTATGATTTTGAATATAATGAATATCATGATATTAATAATATTATAGCATCATATGTTCCCGATGAAAAATCAAGTGAATTTAAAGATGTTGTAAATAATATTGCCGAAAAAATTTTTACAGATGGAGATAAATGGTTTTCATCTCCTATCAAGCCTACTGTCTTCTTAAAAAGAGTATCTCATACATTTTCAATCCCGTCACTATCCAATAACTACGGAGCAAGAATGTTAAGAGTTATTTTTTCTCCAATAACTCTTCATATACAAGCAAATAAATTTGAGATTATTTGGAAGGCACGTTTTGAAAAGTATGAACCTATCATATCAAACATGATTGAATTTACAGAAGATTTAACTCAGCCAGAGCCAACAAGAACAATTGTAATTCAATCTCATCCGGCAGATATTGAATTAGTTGAAAATGAAGAAATCCCTTTTGATAGTTCCGAGGCAGAAATAAAATTATCATCCCGAGCAATCTTTAAAAGACGTGTTCGTGAAGCAAGGCTAAAGGCATCCATTGCAACCATGAAAGCTGAACAGATGGCAGAAAAGTATTTCCGACGCTATGGAATTCACACGGATTTGGACGCAGAATCAGAACTTTCATTTGATTCAGAAGAAGGAGATTCTGAATAAGAATCAAAAAAATATACGCTTACATTATTACAGAAGCAAAGATGGCATCCAATAAAACTGCTCAGAATATTGCAACTGGATTATTCGTCGTGGGTATAGCTATATTAGCGTTATATATACTGAATCCATCACTTTTTGGTAAGAGAGAAGGATTCCAATCTACATTATCCGCGGCATCTAACTATTCTGTTCCTGCTGGACAGAACGCGGTTAGCGGAGCTACAGCTACACAAGAAGTAACAGGAGCCCCAGAAGTAGCACCAGGTAATCCTTCTGGTCCTGCCGACTTTGGTGACGCCCAAGCTCCTTCAGGCTGCTACCCTCGTGACCAGTTAACACCATCTGAACTCTTACCTAAAGATGTAAACAGCACTTGGGCTGAACAGAACCCTATGGGAACTGGTTCTTTAGCTGGTAAAAACTTCTTATCGGCTGGTGCATTAATTGGTGTAAACACAGTTGGTCAAAGTTTAAGAAATGCCAACTACCAGTTACGTTCTGAGCCCCCGAACCCCCAGGTCCCCGTGTCTGTCTTCTTAAACAGCACTATTGAACCCGATGTAAATCGTCGCAATTTAGAAATTGCTTAAGCATATAGTTTAACAGATAAAAGATAAGATATAGTATATTTTATTCTTTATAGGTCATAGTATGGATTTCAATCCTATTAATGGGATTAAAAAACTTTTTGGACTAGGAAAATACCCATTAGTATATGTTAAAAGTTCAGTTGATAGTAAAGAATATCTAGTTCGTGATATGCCTGATAAACAGGCGGCCGCAGATTTAATGGCAAAAGTAAGACTACGTCTCAAGAAATTAAAAATACTTTTAGAATCCAAGTTTCCTGATAAGCCACAGGTAAAACAACTTATTAAGAATTTTGAAGCAGATCCATCTCGTTTTTATGAATCAACACCTGACGCAGATCTAACAAGTTATAGTGTGAATAAAGGTGAATCAATTCATCTATGTTTACGACATCGAGAAAAAGATAATGAAAGTTTAGTCCCTGAGGATGTTATGATGTTTGTTGCTATTCACGAGATGGCACATATGATTACAAAAAGTATAGGTCATGAACCAGAATTTTGGAATAATTTTGGATGGTTATTAAAAGAAGCTGAAACTGGTGGTTTATATAAAGCACAGGACTTTAAAGCTCATCCAGTAAAATATTGTGGCATGTCAATCACAGATCAACCATCGTATGATTCTTCAAAAGATGGAACTGATTTATCATTAGGTACACTAGGATAATGGAAACTCCGACAATGAAAGAAAAGTTTGAAAGTTTTATTAAGAAAATAATTAAACCTAAATTACTAAAAACGTTAACACCTATTTCTATAAAAGTTACAAGAGGTGATTCTGAGATAATAGTGGAAACTTACCCATTTTTTACTATTAGTGATTTAAAACTTGCTATCTATGAAAAGTTTGATAGTGAAGATTATGCCGCACCAAATAATCAGCTAATCTATCTTATTAAAGGACAGGGTGTTCAGCCTATAGATTTTAATTGGAGAACTACGCTATTAAAAAATCCAAAAGATGATGTTATAAATGATAATTTTATAAATCCAGATGGTTCCAGAAGAAATATTCCAATCGTTTTAAATGATAATTTATTACTTGAAAGCAAATTAATAAGTAACAAGATAAATCTTCTTTTTTATAGAGATGTTGAAAAATACATAGTTGAAAATAGACCACTATCTGAAAAGACATTTAATGGGAAATTATACCCTTATTTTCCTTTTTTAAAAAATGGTGTTTCATATCCATCTGAAGAAGATTTAAGAATTCTTTCATTAAAGTTAGAATATATCAATAGTAAATTTGATTATATTAATACTATTGAAAGTCTATTAAGTCGCGGAGATCCACTTATAGAACCAGTTTTTGCTGGTATGCGTTTCCTAAAGCTAACATGGCCTATAAATCCACTTGAAGAACCTATAGAGTCTATCTTTTATGATATTGATGTAAATTCATCACGTCCTTATCTTAGATTACTTACATCTACTAATGCCGCAATTTCTAAAGTTCACTTAATAGATGTAGATAACAAAATACCCAATATTTATGATATAAATTATTTAAGTCAATGGTCAGAAGAAAAAAATCCAACACCAGAACGTAATTTTATTATTGGTAAGATCGCACTTAATTGCACTATATTAAACGTCCCTTATATTTATGGAACATTACGTTTACTAGATGACGGTTCATTTGATGTTATTGTAGAACCTCCAAAAAATATACGTAAACTACATTTTGATTCTGATTTTTCTGATTTTGAAGGAGATTTTATAAATGGTATCAGTAAGATAAATACAAATAATATACTTCCTTCAATAAGTTCTGGTAATTTTATATTTGGATTAAAACTAAGCGCAACATCGCCTATAATTACTAAAAAACAGTTTGAAAAACGTTTATCACTTTTTAAACCTATATTTCAAGAAATTTCACCTCTACCTAACGAACAACCATTTTATATGTTACGTTATAAAATAGTTAATAATTTTACAACAGAAGATAATATTAATAGTTTTTTAACACAGCTAATAAATAAGAAAATAGTAAAAGGTGATGAATCAGTTTCTGAAATGATAAATTATGTATCTGAAGAATTTCAAATTGATTTAGAAACAGCACGTCAGAAAGTAAGTGATTGGCTTACAAAAAGAGATGAAGTTCAACAAATTATTATAGGTGAAACAAAAGAGTATACTCCATTTAATAATACTGGTGTAGATATTTCTATTTTTCAATATAAAAATGCTTTTACTTTTCACTTATATAATGTGGATAGTTTCATAACACTTGAGAGAATAATTTCTTCACTATCGCTAATACTTTCATTACCAGAAATTGATCTAAAAGTTTCTGAGAAAAAAACAAAAGAGTTTGAAGTTCTTGAAAAGTTAACAAAATCAGATGTTAGTGAAGAATCTTCTTCAGAATCTGCTGAAAATTCTGGAGATGCTAGTTCTTTACCAGAATTTGATGATGATTTAATGTTTGATAATTCTGATTCTGCTCCTGAACTAGATGTGACATCTAGAAATATGAGAGATAAAATAACAAATGATAAACAATTGCCAAATGAAGAATTAAAACAAGTAAAGTTTGAGAAAGAGAAGAAAACAAGAGTAGCAACAACAGATGATACAACAAAAGGTGTTGCTAATTTTTTTATTCAGAAATTAAAAGAAATAGATAACTCATTATTCGATTTTCCTACAAAACATCCTTCTGATTTAGGATATGTTCAGGCATGTGCGGCTAATGAAATGAGACAACCAGCTGCTTTAACAAGAGAACAATTTGATGATATGATGGAAGAATATGAAGCTGATGATGTAGATTTTAGAGTGTATCCTCCAAATGAAGGAGATAATTTTGAAGAGCCTACTAAGACTGATAATCCTGATAATATAATTACAGTTTTGCGTTATAGAAATAACTACTATGTATGCAGTGAACTTTTCTGTACACGTGATGAAATTGTTGTCTTAAAGAAAGATTTTACTGGAACTAAACTGCGTAGAGAAATTACAGAATCTGATGGCACTATTACCGATTCAAAGCCAGCTAACACATGTCCATTTTGTTTAGGCAAACTTATAGTGAATCGTAAGAATCCTGGAGTAAATGAAACTGTTTTACAGAGACTATATAAGCCAAAAACAACAAAGCGACATGTATGGATTAATTTTTTAAAGAAATCTTCTCATCCTAGTGCCTGGCAACTCCCATGCTGTTTTGTTTCACCAAGTCCAATACAATTTAAAGATTTAGGTAAAGGAGAATTTGAAAAATATAAAGTTAAAAAAATAGATGATGATGAAGAAGAAGAATTCCTTCCTGAATTTGAAAAAAATAAGATATATCCATATACTTTAGCATTGTCAAGAATTCAAAAAAAGTATATAGTAGGTGATGTTATACCTCTTGGCATTGCTGAAAATAATGAGCCTCAAATAGGTTTATTACCGAAACAACTTGATGAACTATTTCAGCAAGATCCTGCTACACTTGTAGGAAGATTTGGTAATTTACAGAAGATTCTTCCTAACGCAAAGGGGTTCTTACGTATTGGTGTTGAAAATAGGAAACGTTTTCAAGGAGATAGTTTCTTAGCAGCGGTTGCTCCTTTTTACGGAAGAAATAGTGCTTCAGAAATGAAACAAAGTTTATTAAATATTATTATTCCTAAAATTTTTGTTACTCTGAATTATGGGAATCTAATGTTAGAATTCTATTCTCCAACAGATAAATCACTACCAAAGCAGAGGCTAGAAAAATGGGCAAAAGAAGAATTAAATATTAATTATAGTGATGATAATGCTCTTGAAATTGAACGTATTTACAAATCATATAACGCTTTTACAAGATGGTTGGTATCAGAAGATACTATAAAAGAATATAGGCAATTTGCGATGATATTTTCACAATCATCTCTAATCCAGCAAGGATTATCTCGCTCTGGTATAACGTTTATTGTTATTGATATGAATGAAGATAATACTATATCAATTAGATGCCCTTCATACGGTTATAATACTGATATTCAAATAAATAATGATGTTGGATTCTTATTTCATCATTATAGTGGTATTTGGGAGCCTCTATTTTATGTAAATAATATAGTAACATCACTTACAGTTATAGATCCTTATACACTTCTATTTAAAAAAGATAAAACTTCTTATAATTCATGGCCTAATATTGTTAAAAAACTTTTCTCTGATTATTATAAAATTTGTTCTGGACCTGGTAGAACAGTATATACATCCCAAACTAAGGTAAATTCTGATCGTTTAATTCCACTAAGCTATGCACAACGTATACTACGTAATATAAGTGAAAAATATCCAAATTTTTCAATAAGTGGTATATTAAGAGATTCATATAATCATGTATCTGCTCTTGTATGCGAAGAAGAACGCGCGGACAAAAACTATCAAGTCTTGCTGCCTGTAATTGATGATGGTATTTTTATGATTGAAAAATTATATCTGAATTATGAAGAAATTAAATTAGAAAGTTTTGAAAATACAGTTCGTATCTATAACAAGTATTTACTACCTTTTCTAACTCGTTATCCTAAATACAAACCTGTGGCTATTGCTAAAAATGAATCATCACACGAATTTGTAGCAATTGTCTTAGAAAACAATCTACGTGTTCCAATTAAGCCATCTACAACAGTATCTTCTGATGTTAAACAAGTTTCAATAGGTGATTTTGAATGGACTATAAATAGAGCAATTCTAGTTGAAGATGATGCGAAATTAGCAAAAATAAATAATCAAGTATTAGCTGAAAGAGAAATAAATGAAATTTATCAACATTTACGTATTACGTTTGGAAACTATGTAGCAAAATATGGTTCACCTTTTAAAGAGCGTCTAGATGAAGATATTATAAGTAGAGAAGATTTGAGTTTAAATGATAAACGAAAACGTATGATATTACTATTAGGAAAAGTAGTTCTTTCTTGGTTTAGCACAGAAAAGAGCAATAATCAGATGGTTTCTGTTCTACGTAAAGACTGTACTATTCAAAGTGAATCTACGTGTTCAGATAAGTGTGTATGGCTTGAAGAGTCTGGGTGTAAAATTCACATAAAAGAACGTTATAAGAATGTAAATATGGCTAATTTACTTATGTTACGTTTATTCGACGAGATTCTTCGTTATGCTGAGAATAGGAGAGAGATTTTTAAAAATAAAGTATCTAGACTAGTTTTTTTAAATGAGCCTATTTTTATTAAAGATCAGTATATTATACCAGAAAATAGTTTAGAATGGTCAGAACTTCTGCGTAGTGGTTCTGTAACACGTAAATCTGAAGCATCAAAATTCTTTGAAGAATTCTCATCAGGGCAACTAGCAGAAAAAGAAGAAGATGATGAACTAGTTAAGCTGCCTTCAAATGTTATAGCATATTTAGAATTAAAAGATGAATCAAAATTTAAATTTCTAGTTGTAACTGATAAATCATCATTAAACCCTATTTTAGATTATTTAGGTATTAATAATAAATATATTAAATATGATGAGATAACTCCATCATTCAATATTAAAGAATTAATAGAAATAAGTAAAGATTTAAAGAAGTATATTATTCAGTTAAATACATTAACAGAACCATTTAATTTACGAAGATTTACAACAATAGATAATAGACAACAGAGTATTATTTTATTGATTACGCCAGAAAAAACAGGATTTATTGTAAAAAATAATAAGTCTATAGAATTAAACTATTCTGATATACCACCTATTCTTCTTCCTCAATAAAATTACATACTGGTAATGGAAGAACAATTGATTTATTTAACTTCATATCAAGAGCTCTTTTACGACATTCTAACATAGAAACAACTTCATCTTCTAACATATTTAAACGAATAAGTCTATAGTTTTTATTATTCGGATGAAGAATTACTAAACATAGGTCAACAACATTTAATCCATAAAACTTTTCTAAAAAATATTTGTATATATTTAACTGAAGAGTGTAGTGCCAATAGTTTGCATTTGGTAAGTGATCTAGAGGAGAATATCCAGTTTCAAATTCATTCTTTGTTTTAATTTCTTTTGAACGTTTCCAATCATAAATAACATAACCGTTAAGTTTCTTACTAAAGAATACCATATCAATAGAACCACAAAGTAAGTATTCTTTCATCCATACTTCCCACTCACTTCTATAAGGAACTAGATCATCTTTAACATCATTCCAGAAGTTCATAAAATACTTCCATTCAACTGTATTGTAGTTAGAGGGATCAATTAGTTCGGATGAACCGTGTAGGAATTGTTCAATTGCTAAATGCATCGCAGTTCCTTGAGTTGAAGCATCTTTACCAGAATCATTCCACGTTTTTTTAATCTGCTCTGGTGTCATCCCATACCAAACACTTGATGTCCATTTATTTGATTTAATCATCTTCTGAATTGTGGCATCAGGATCAAAATGGGGAAAGAAGTCATGAATAAATTTGGTACATGAAATAACCTTTTCTGATGAACCATCAATATAATATGTATGGGTTGGTTCATGAAAACTGATATGGTCATCTCTTGGATGTTTATTTTCAAATGAAAGTTTTTGCCAAAGTTGAGGCATTCTACTAATAGTAGTATCACTCATCCTTTAATTCATTTTCTTAACATTGTATAGGTATAGTAATAGCAGGTTTTATTTTAGAACCATTTACACAATAAGGGTTATAGTAATCAGGATTAAGATTGAATCCAGCTTCACAACTGTAACAACCTCCATTTCTTAAAACTGATCCAGAAGGGCATAAGCAGAATCCTTCTTTTTGAACAACAGAAGCATATATAATAAATGATATAAGTAGTAGAATAATTATTATAGGGAAAATATACTTATTTAGTATCTTCATATAGTTCATCCTACTATTATATATTATTACATTCTAAATTAATAGAATTAAATGGATAATTTCTATTTACACATTTTGTATCAATTAAATCGTAGTTGTCAGGGCAATTACAATTGATATTAACCGGATATACTTCTCTGCCTTTCCATTTACTATAGATATTATTGTTCCATCTATTAACTCCGTTATATGTAGTAAAATTCTCTTTTACACCTTTTATATAGATAATAAACGGAAAAGTTATTATAAATAAAATAAGAAATAATGTAAAAAATTTTTTAAATGATTCAAATGTTACTATTTGCATCTAATTTATATAACTATTCTGTAAACCCAGCAAGTTCCATATAGATTCTTCCTAGTTTATTATCACCTTCAATAGTTCCAGTTGCCTTTCTTACTCCTCCTAAATTCTTAATTCCACTAGGTGTATAGTATAAGAGATACTTTCCAGCTTTTCTAGCTGCTTCTAGAATCTTACGCATACGTTCATCACCTTTATATCTCTGTTCAACAGCCTTCCGTAGTAGTTCATCTTTCTTTACTAAATAGTTACTTTCATTGAAAACTACTTTATGCTTTTTAAATGCAGCTGCTCTTAGCTCAGCTTTAATATCGTTAATTTCTTCTTTAATTAGTTGATGGTCTGTATCATACGATAGAGGAGCACTTTCATCTTTAGTTTCTAGTTTACGTTTACGTAAATACGCTTGATGAATTGTTCCTTCACGACTGAATAGTGTTCTCCCTAGATCAGGATTAGTTGTTCCATACTTATATGTCATTCCTGCCATAAAATGTTCTAATGATGGGTATATAATGGAAGAATCATCTAAATCTTTGATACGGAACGGTGTCTGTGGTGAAATATAGCGTGAAGCTTCTTTATCGCCCATCTTTAATTTATCTTCAAGAGCAGCATCAAAATAGAAGTTTAGAACTTGCGATGAAGTATATGTTCTTGAAATAGGTGCGGCCGTTCCAGGTTCTACAGGAATTGTTCTTTCTAACGCATCTGATTCTTTTTCAGGTTTACTACTTATTTTTTCTTCTT